CTCAGGCCGGACATGTGAGAGATGTATGGCGTTTGACGGCATACAGACCCCTATAGGTGGAGTGTTTGTGTCGAGAGACGGTGAGACGTCAGAAGGCCCGACGTTACATCCTGGGTGTAGGTGCGCGGTGGGGCTGGTGACGCCGACAGATTGAAAAGGAGGGAAGATCATGAATTGTCCAAAGTGTAGAGAAAAGCTGCGCTACAGGAGATTAGATGTTGTTGAAGCGGGTGTCAGGGAGATTCTTGATGATGGGCCACAGTATTGGGTGGAAGAGTTGAGCCAACCCAAGGTGTTCAAGCACGAGGTGTTTTGTGAGTGTGGCTATGCCCAAGAAGTCAAACTGACCAGTGAGGGTTTGAAGCTGGTGGAGGAACCGAAGTTTGGTTGTAACGCCAGTTGCCAGGCTTCGTGTGAGTTCACGCGCCAATGTTAACGCGTCTACATGAAACAGGAGGTATGAAATGAGCCGAAAGGGATTGACTATTGAGCAACTAGAGCGAGCGCACCGGCTTGCTCGTAGGCGGGGGGCTATATATGACTGACGGCGTCACACTAGGGCGAGTTCGCATGGTAAATGGCAAGCCTGTGATGGATGTTCGCATTGCTTGGTGGGCATGGCCTTCTCTCATGTGGGGTGCGGCCAATGACATGATTAGAGTCGAGCTGCGCTGGCTACGCCCGTTCGTATTGGTCGCGTTCACTGTGTGGGGCACAGTGTCGATGTGGAGTGCAATGGTCAAAAGCCAGTTATTTACACGCGAGTCTACATAATAAAGATTACGCGCCGTTTAGCTGGGCAAATGCACACTTTGTGCCAATAGTCAAACCGTGCCAATTTCACTGACAGCCGAATAACTCAGATTACGACACCGCGGGTTCATACTCGCGGTTTTCGTATGTTTATACATTTCAGACGATTGATCAGAATTGGTCAAACTCGTGATATCGCAGGATTACGCGTGCAAGAAGAGAGGTGACTAGATGCCTTACGACAGCAACTCAGACCTACCCAAGTCGGTGAGGGAAGCCCTTCCCGCGAAGGCGCAGAGTATCTTCAGGGAGGCGTTCAACTCCGCGATGGACGAGGGGCACAAGGAGAACGTGGCCTTCCAGGTCGCCTGGGGGGCCGTGGAGAACGCGGGATACTCCCAGGACTCTGACGGGAACTGGCGCAAGAAGTCCGACACGACGTGGAGACGGGACTTCGAGGTGAAGAAGGTTGACCAGGAGCAACAACTCGTCTTCGGCTGGCTGTCCGTCGCGTACGACAAGGACGGCACCCAGATCGAGGACACACAGGGCGACCTGATTGACGAACAAGACCTCGAGAAGGCCGCGTACGACTACAACATCTACGCCCGCAAGTCTGGTGAGATGCACCGGAAAGTAGGTGTGGGCCGTCTCGTCGAGTCGATGGTATTCACCAAGGAGAAGCAAGAGGCTCTTGGGATCCCCGAAGGCACTCTTCCTGTTGGCTGGTGGGTCGGGTACAAAATTGACGACCTCGACGTATGGGAGAAGGTCAAAAGCGGTGAATATTCCATGTTTTCGATCGGTGGCAGAGCTAAGCGAGAGGAGGTGAGTTGATGGCTACAAAGCTAAAGGAGCTAGAAATCGAGGAGGGGTCGCTGGTGGACAAAGGTGCGAACCCGCTGGCTCATGTCGTCCTGTTCAAGCGCGACAAGTCGAAATCGCTCGTTGAGCGAGTCAAAGACTTCGTGAAGGGCGCGATGACATTCGACCAAGTGAGGGATTCGCAGGACGCACGCAGGGAATGGTGGGAGCTTACTGACGCATTCAGCACGTCTGTGAGGTCCATCATCGACGAAAACCCCGACAACGCGGTTGAACTGATGATGCAGTCTGCGGTGCAGTTTGTCGAGGCTGTGAAGCCTTTGATCCCTCAACTAGAGGGCACAGACGTGTATCTCAGGGCGCAGGGAGTTGTAACCGCGGTGGAAGCCGCAATGGAGGGCGAGACCGACATCGCTAAGAAACTGTCGGACGCTATACAGGAACCCGACGGGACCGGGAGCCCCGAGGGTAAGGAGGTCGAGAAAATGACGCTGGATGAGATTCTGAAGGGGCTGCCGGAGGAGCAGCGCAAAGTAATCCAGGCCGAGCTGGACAAGAAAGAAGAGTCGGTCGAGAAAGAGGATCCGGTCGAGAAGAAGGAAGACCTGCCGGAGGATGTGAGGAAGCGGATCGAGGAGACCGAGAAGCGCAACACAGAGCTGGAGAAGCGACTCAACGAGCAGATCGAGAAGGCTGAAATCGCGGAGTTCGTCGCCAAGGCTAAGACCTACCCGAACCTTCCCAACATGAAGCCCGACGAGTTCGGGCCGGTTCTGAGGAAGCTGTCCAAGGTTGAGGGCTACGACAAGTTGGAGGCTATTCTCGAGGCTACGAACAAGGCACTTGAGGATAGCGAGCTGATGAAGGTCAAGGGCGAGGACGGCGGGGATGCGAGCGACGCTTACTCCCAGCTCGAGAAGAAGGCTGAGGAGTTGCAGAAGGCCGACTCTAAGTTGACGAAGGAGCAGGCTTTCAACAAGGCTTGCGAGGCGAACCCTGACCTCTACGCTGAGTACAAGGCAGAGAGATAGACACAACCCATACTGATCGCCAGAAGGCACCCGTAAAGGGTGCTTTTTTATTACCCAAAAGGAGTGATATGAATGGCTTTTGAGGCTCCGGCCTATAGAGTCCCAACACTGGTAGCCGCGGCAGACCTGTCAGACTATCAGTTTCATTTCGTGAAGTTGACCGACGAGAACACGATCAACGTGTGTGATGCAATCACAGACGTTCCTATTGGCGTGCTGCAGAACGACCCCGATGAGGGTGAGGCCGCTGAGGTTGTGGCAATCGGCGTGACTAAGCTCGTGACCGAAGAGAACCTGACCGCGGGTCAGTTGGTGAGCACCAATGCAAACGGGCACGCGATACTCTGCGAGCCCGGTAGTGACACCACGGTCTATATCGCGGGCATTGCACTAGCGGATTCGACCAGCGGTGAAACCGCGTCGATCCTCATCAATCTCGGCGCACCAGCGAGAGCTCAGTAGCCGCCTCATAGGGCGGTTTTTTGAAGGAGTGATATGAATGGCTTTTGGAGTGGTTAGAAAGGCGCAGCCGACCGCGAGTGACGTTCACATCAACAGACCGCTGACCAACATCTCGGTTGCGTACGTTCAGAGCGAATCGGAGTATATCGCAGGGAATATGTTCCCTGTTGTCCCCGTTCCGAAGAAGAGTGACACGTACCACAAATACACCAAAAATGACTGGTTTAGGGATGAGGCCCAGAAGAGGGCACCGTCCACGGAGTCCGCGGGTAGTGGATACACGCTCTCAACCGACACCTACAACTGCGACGTGTGGGCGTTCCACAAGGACATCGACGACCAGGTCCGTGGAAACTACGATAGCCCGCTGGACCCAGATCGTGATGCCACGGAGTTTGTCACGCAGAGGCTTCTGCTATCTCGTGACAGGCAGTTCGCTGACACGTTCTTCAAGACTGGCGTGTGGGACACCGATGTTACTGGTGGGGGAGACTTCACCGTATGGTCTGACTATACGAATTCCAACCCCATTGGTGATGTAACCAACGCTAAGAGGGCCGTGAAGAAAACGACTGGCTACGTACCCAACGTTTTGATGATCGGCGGCGAGGTGTGGGACAAGCTCAAGGACCATTCCGACATCATCGAGCGTATCAAATACACCCAGTCCGCGGTGGACATCAGTCCTCAGCTGGTCGCTCAGGTTCTCGGAGTTCAGCGCATTGTTATTGCTGATGCGATCTATGCGACGAACAACGAGGGCGCTGAAGAGGCGTATGACCAGGTATTCGGCAAGAACGCGCTACTGTGTTACGCGGCACCTCGCCCGTCACTGCTGCAACCTTCCGCGGGGTATATCTTCGCGTGGACCGGTTACGGCGCTGGCAATGCGTACGGCGTGACCATCGGCACGTTCAGAATGGAAAACCTGAAGTCGGAGCGAGTCGAGGGCGAGCTGGCGTACGACATGAAGGTTGTTGCTCCGGACCTTGGGTACTTCTTCAGCGGGGTGGTCGCATGAACGACTGGTATATAGTCGGGAAAGGGTTCAGCGGCAACGGTGAGCTTCTAGTACACGGCCAACCTGTTAATACTTCAGGCTGGCGCAACGTCAGAGCTTTGCTCGAGGCGCGATACCTGCGACCACCGGCAAACGAAGAGGACTTTCGCAAGATCGAAAAGGCTATCGAGGAGGCGTCTCAAAAGGACGCTTCCTTGGCCTTGGAAGAGAGAATCAAACAACTGCACGAAAAGGGTTTGAAGCCCAAGGAAATCTCGTTGAAACTCGCTGAGGACGGGATTGAAATGAGCTATCAGGCCGTAGTGAAGATACTTGGGGGTGAGTAAATGGGCGTAACAGTAAAAGACCGCGGCAAGCGGGTGCTGGGAGCTGTTGATACTGATGCTCTGCATCTAGACGGCACATTGGTCGAGGCTACCGCGGCTGAAATCAACCAGGTCTGCAAGGACGCTGAAGCCACCGTAACCGCTGAGAACTTGGCTGAGCTGACCGACGCGAGCTTCACAAGCCTGCACAATCACCTGGTAACCGAAGGCACCCCGGTCAACGCGGCTGCCGCGTCAGGGACGCTGATTGTTTCGGGTACCGTGTCGGATGGGGAAACAGTGACAATCAACGGGGTCGATGTGTATGAGCTCGACGCTGACGCTTCGGTTGCCGGGGGCAATATCGCTGTGGACATTTCAGCCGGGACAAAGACACAGGCAACGGGCACGCTGACATTCACGGATAGCGTGTCGGACGGTGAAATTGTGACCATTGGAGACGAAACATACGAGTTCGACACTGACGCTTCTGTGACTGAGGGGAATGTCGCGGTAGACGTGTCCGGCGGTGCGAGTGGCGCTCAGGCCGCAGCTGCGCTGGAAACCGCGTTCAACTCAAACACAGCGTATGACATCACCGCAGCGGCGACGGATGCGGCTATTTCTTTCGGGTGTGATATCGCGGGCGCGCTAGATGGGTCGGTTGGAAACGCCATTGCGACCACGACCGACGCGGCAAACGGGTCATTTGCGGCTGACACACTTACCGGGGGTTCCGATGCCACTGCGGCTGAAGCCGTGACTGCACTAGTAACCGCGGTCACTGCATCCGACACGCAGGGCGTGGGCGCGGCTGACGGCGACAATGACACTGTAGTATTCACCGCGGGCACGAAGGGCGCGGCGGGGAATGCTATCACAACTGAAACCGACATGGCAAACGGTGAATTCGGAGCAGAACACTTGGAGGACGGCGTTGACTGCACATCTGGTACGCAGTGGGAGATTAGGGTCGATAGCTCTAACCTGTACGTATGCGTGGCCGAGACTGAAGCAACGAGTGCTAGTTGGCGCAAGATTTCGTTAGGCAGCGCCTACTAAGGGGGTGTCTTGATGCAGAGGATCATACAAGCCCCGATAGTGGCGGAGTGGGATGAGTTCGACGACATTACCACTACAAGTAATGACTGGGCTGCGGTGGGAACATGGCGATGCGTGGCGTATCGGACGAAACACCTGTCATTCGCCGCGGCTGACAACGACCTCAATGTACGAGTCGTGGGGAGTCTGGACGGCGGAGAGACCTTTCCCCTGACCGCCGAAACATCATTCGCTGTGACTGCGGGCACGACCGAGACCAAGACCATCACCACCGCGTACACAGACCTCAGAGTTGAGGTTGACCCTGCCGTAGACGGCGCGCACGGCACGCTATCGGTCAAGTATTTCGGCGCGTCGTATTGAGGTGACGAGATGAGCTGGACGTACGAGGGTGACCTGACGAACCGGCGCGACCGAATCAGGTTCTTGGTCGGCGACACGGACACGAACGACCAACTGCTGCAAGACGGGGAAGTGGACTACTATCTGACAGAGTATTCAAACGACTACCTCTGCGCGGCTACCCTGTGTGATGCGATCGCCGCGAAGTTCTCAAGGCTGGCTGATACGAACAACGCGGGTCTGAGCGTTTCCGCGTCGCAACGCGCCCAAGCCTATCGAGTCAGGGCGGTTGAACTGCGGCGTCAAGCTGCTACCAACGCGTCCATTTGGGTAGGCGGGCGGAGCGAGTCGGACAAGGAGACTGCAGAGGAAGACACAAGCCGGACGCAGCCCGCGTTCAAGCGCGGAATGTTTGATTCTGGGGGTGATTGAATGGACCCGCAACTAAAAGCGCAGTTGAAACAGTCCATCACAATCACTCCCATGACCGGCATCGACTATTCGACGGGCGAACCGACGTATGGCACGGCTAAAAGCCACGCCTGCCGCATCACCGGGAAAATTCAGCGCATCACCAATGTCCAGGGTGAAGAAGTTGTGTCCATGCAACAGATCGTCTTAGTGGGGCCGGTGTCGCACATGGATAAGGTGACTCTAGGCGACACGGCCCGGCAACCCGAAGCGGTCGCCAACTACGTGGACGAGAGAGGGCTGCACGACTACTCAATGATCTACCTGTAGGTGATGGGTATGAAGATGTCAATGACCGTCACGGGGCTACCTGATGTCAAACGCAAGCTACAGCTGGCGAATGGGCGAGCTAAACAAGCAGTGGGCGCGGGGCTGTACGGCGTGGCAAATAATGTGATGACCGCGGCTAAGAGGATCGTGCCGGTGGACGTGGGCGCGTTGAAGGGGTCGGGTTACGTGGCTATGCCCGAGAACAAGGGCAACAACATCATCGTGGAAGAGGGTTTCGGGGGAGAGGCGAAGGACTACGCCATCGTCCAGCACGAGAGAACCGACTACCACCATCCCGGAGGCGGAGAGGCCAAGTATCTTGAGAAGCCGATGATGGAGCAGACCGGAACCTTCAAGCACGACGTGACGATAATCGCTCGAAAAGCGTTTGATGCAAACCAAGGCGCGATGAGAGGGCCTCATCCGGAGACGCCAGAGGGGTGATGTGATGGTTGATGAGGAGATAGCTAAATATCTCAATGATCAAAATGTTGGCACCTACAACAAGTCGGGTGCCAATCTTTTTGTAGGGACGATGAAGCCGCCGTCTACGCACATCCCTGTCAAATCCGCGTGGATCCTGCCGTCAGGAGGCCCCGCGCCCGAGCATGTGTTTGGTCACGCGTACAACATCAGGCAGCCCACTGTCCAGATATTGGTTCGCGGAGGGGCGTACAAGGAGAGTCGAGACTTCGCACAGAGCATATACAACGCGCTGAACGGGGCTTCCCCAACTGGATTATGGCCCATTTTACCGATGCAGTCCGAGCCTGTGTGGGTAGGCCCGGATGAGAACAACAATCCCATATGGGCAATCAACCTGTTGGTCAGGTTCAAACAAACCGCCACGTAGGGCGGTTTTCTCATGTGAAGGAGTGATTTTAATTGGGACAAGCTGCATACACAAAGAAAATTCGTGTGTCTACGGATGATGCGACGTACTACACCGTAGCAGGTGTTAATGATGCCTCTCTCTCCCGCGGAGGAGAGGTGTTGGATGACACCGCGTTTATGGACAATCCTGACGGGTTCCGTAGCCGCTTGATTGGTCTCAGAGACTGGAGCATCAACGCGTCCGGCGATTACGACGGCACTGACACGAACGGTCAAGTGGCAATTTTGAGTGCTTGGGAGAACGGGACGGCGTTGTACGTCCAGTATCTACCCGATGGAACAAGCGGCGTGAAGGGCCAATGCGTGGTTGAGTCGTTTGAGCAAAACGGCGACGTCGCGGGCAAGGAACAGATGTCCTTCGTACTCCAGGCTGACGGAGCGTTGTCCGCCGTCTAGGAGGTGATCAGATGGCAACTGCTGCGTATAACACAACCATCAAGATACCAGGCACCTCTACGATGTTCTCGGGTGAGGCCATGACTCTTGTATCTGGTACAACCTACCAGATTACCGACGCGACTAAACGTGTGTGGGACAGGTCTGTCACGCCGACGTTTTATGACGGCGTAACGCCGATTGCCGCGGCGGGGATAACGTCTATCAATTATCTGTTTGGGAAGGTGACGCTGGCTTCAGCACCTAGTGGAGCCGTGACGGTGGACGGGAATTACCTCCCCATAATCGAGGCGACAGGAGTTAGGGAGCACTCGTTCTCGCTGTCCGCCGACCTATTGGACAAGACCACGTATGAGAACAACGAGGGCTATCGCCGGAGGATGTACGCGTTGAAGGACGTGTCCGCGACCCTCACGGGTTTCGACATCCCTTGGTTCTGGGACGCGGCGGACTGCGGGAAGAACACGGCTGAAGAGATCGACCTATCTGACCCTGTAGTGTTCGACATGGAGGCTTCCCACGGTCTGACGAACGGTGAGTACATCAAGATCGACAACGAGATATTAGGCCCGATTTCAGTTTCAACGGATGAGATCACCGCACCCAGAGGTGCGTTCGGCACAAATCTCGCGGCTCACTCATCGGGTGCAGACGTGTTCGTCGTGAACATCACGTACGCCACGAGAGACGCGGTGCTCGTTGAGCACACCCCTAAAGGGTCGGACATTTGGAGGGGCTGGTTCCGCGTCGAGTCTACAGAGGACTCGGGAGCGATAGCAGATGCGGAGAGTGACACAATCAACCTGGTATTGGACGGCGATGCAAAAGCGTCGTTCGGGTTCAGCTGGTCGTAAGCATCCTGCAGGTGCGCGGGGCCGCAAGGCCCCTACTTTTCACTCAATTCTGAAAGGAGATTGACATGGCTGAGAAAGTCGTATCGCTGAAGGACAAGCTCCGAGCCAAGACTGTCGGAGCAAAGAAAGAGTTCAGGCAGGAAGAGGTCCTATTCGACGGTGAGACGTTCATTGTCAAACAACCTTCCGTCCTGCAACGAGGCCAGATTCTACAGAAGTCTAAGGCTCAGGTAGGCGACGCGGAAAAGCTCGACACCGCGCAGCTGTTCGCATGGGCTACTATCCACTGCACGTACACTCCCGATGGTGAACAGATTTTCGGAGAACACGATTTCGAAAGTTTGGTAAACCAGCCCGCAGGTGGGTTTGTGGACACGTTTGGAGCAGCTGCGATGAAACTCATGAACGTGGATACTGAGCAGATAGCAAAAAACTCCGGAAAGACCCCGAAGAGCAGCTCCTCTACCACATAGCGGAGACCATCGGGGAATGGGATGTGGAATCGCTCGCCTCTGAAATGACCGTTGAGCAGTTCATGAAATGGGGCGAGTGGTTTCGATTCAAGCACGAAGAGGAAGAAAAGGCTCGCAAAGAGGCTGAGAAGAAGCGGGGGCGCAAGAAATAGCGCCCCTGTTTTGTTGGGGTGGTCGCATGGCTCTGCACCTAGGGGAACTAACCCTGTGGATGAACGCGAATACAACGGGCTTCGACCAGAAGGTCGATAGGTCTGTTCAGAAATTGGATAAATTCGCCGCGTCTGCGCGCAAGGCCGCGGCTGTCGCGACTGTCGCCCTTGCAGCGATAGGGACTGCTGGTGGATACCTCATCAAAGTCGCATCTGATGCGGAAGAGCTGGATAACGTCGTTGACCAAGCATTCGGGCACATGTCCAAGGAGATCAATGCTTGGGCGAAGGACACTGGCAAAGCTATGGGCCGTTCGACTCACCAAATGCGCGAGTACGCGGGTGTCACTCAAGCCATGCTCAAGCCGATTTTGAAGAACGCTGACGCGGCCGCGAAAATGGCTAAAGAAATGGCTACTCTCGCGGTGGATATGGGATCTTTCTGGAACGTCGCAGACGAGGATGCATTTGAAGCACTGAGATCCGGCATTGTCGGCATGGTACAACCTCTCAGAAGGTTTGGTATCGACCTCTCCGTGGCGACTCTCGAGGCGTGGGCACTGGAGAAAGGAATCAAAGCCAACGTCGCAACAATGAGTGACGCTGAAAAGATGATGCTACGCTGGCAGTTTATCATGGATCGAACGACGATGGTCCAGGGCGACGCGGCACGTACTATCGACTCGGTCGCAAACATGACCAAGGCTCTGGGTGCAGAAATACGCAACGTCTCGGAGGACTTCGGAGTCTTGCTTTTGCCCGTCTGGGCCGAAGTGTTGAAGAACCTGCGCGACGCGGTGTTGTGGTTCGGCACGCTGGACGAAAAGCAACGAAGACAAATCATCCAGTGGGGGGCATTGGCCGCGGCTGTGCTCGGAGGCGTGGTCGCGTTCGGGATGATAGCCACAGCGGCGGCAATAGCAGTAAAGGCGGTCGTGGCCGTTGGAGCGTTGTTCGCACTTGCCACATCGCCTTTTGCGATAGGAATACTTGCGTTCATCGCGGCTGCGGTGGCGATAAAGACTGCTTGGGATGCAGTTTCCGAGCTAGATCTACCTTCTATTGATACTGAAAAGTGGGGCAATACCTGGGACAATATCAAAACCACTGCGCTAGACACACTAGGCAGTGTGTGGGGAACCATCAAGGGAGTCAAGTGGCCCGACATCCCCGGAATTGAGAAACAGGACTTCGTTGACGGGTTCAACACGATGAAAACCATTACATCAGATGCCATCGGTTCGGTGTCAGAGACAATCAAGGGGATTGAGTGGCCTGAATTGCCCGACCTAAGCATGGAAGCGTGGTCGCAACGCTGGGAGTCTATCAAAAGCACTGTATCGGGCACGATTGCGACTATCAACGAGACGATTGACGGGGTTGATTGGCCCGCTCTACCAGACATAGATACATCGGCCTTGCTCGAGGGATTGACGGAGATCAAGGAAAAGGTCTCGGGCGGTATTGCTAGCATAGCGGAGATATTGAAAGCCGTCGAGTGGCCTTCACTGCCGGAGTTCAAGTGGCCTCATATACCAGACTTTGACTGGCCTGTGTTCCCCGAGTTTTCTTGGCCTTCGATACCTGAAGCGACGTCTATTATCGAGCCGATGCAAAAGCTCGAGGATACGCTTGAACGGTTGTATGCGCGGATAAAGACCATTATGGGCAACATCATGAAGCTGTTTGGGGAGTGGTCATGGCCTTCGGTCAAGCCGTTTGAATGGCCTGGCATACCTGAACTAAAATGGCCCGAGCTGCCGCGGTTTGAATGGCCTGCAATTGAGCCGTTCCAATGGCCGATCATACCGCAGTTTGCATGGCCGGAGATACCCGCACCGCAGTGGCCTGAGCTAGGTGCGTTTCAGTGGCCCGACATACCCGAGTTTGCCTGGCCTATCGTCGAGCCATTCCAATGGCCGGATATGCCCGATATTCAGTGGCCGACAGTCCCGCAGAGCGTGATAGACAGCTACGAGAAGCTCAAGACAGTTTTGTCTGGTATTTCGATCCCGGACTTCGAGCTGTCTGAGGAGACCGTGGCCCTATTGGAACGCTTGGCTCAAGCCTTCGCCACTACTCCCGCAGGTCAAGGCGCAAAAACAGTGATGGAGGTCGTAGCCGAATACCAGGCTGGAGAAATCAGCATAGGAGAGGCAATCAAAGAAGCCCTACTCTCTGACCTGTCTATCCCTCTTGCTGGTATTGGACTGACTCTGCTTACCGGTGGTAAGTGGAGACTAGCTATCGGCATCGGTACGGTGTTTATGAGTCTTCTGCCGGAATCCACAAAACAAGGCATCAAGGATACCGTCAGTAGTATCTGGCAGTGGGTCAAAGACGCATGGAGTGGACTGTTCGGTCGCGGAGGAAAGCTCGCTGAAGCCACTGGTATCGGCGGTATGGATCAGATGGTGAAAGCCATCATGACTGCTGAGAATGTGGGCATTGAGCAGTTTATGCATTCGTTCACCGCGGCCGGCAATAAGTTCGAGAACCCACTGAATCAGGCGTTCTTCAAATCGTTGCTTGAGAAAACCGGAGCGAAGGAAGGGACTCAGGAATATTGGGATCTGGTCGCAGCGACATCCGTGGCGCACTACTGGCGGACGTTCATCGAGAAATACCCCGAATACGCAGGCAAGTCAATCAACGAGATCAGTTCTGAGGCGCGGCGACTGTTCGCCGAGCATATGAACCTTGGTTTCGCACCTCCAGAAGCGCATCCGAAGAACGCGAATTGGGCGAAGAACGTCCTGTTTTCGTTGGAGCAACAGCTTGCGGAGATGCCTGTCAACCTGTCGATTCCGGCGATCAGCATTTCGCTAGAGGATGTCTACAAGTTCTCGTTTGAAGCCGGCGAAACAATAGGTCGATTGGCAGGAGAATTGGGTATATGGCTAGCTCAACAGCTCACGAGTGTCGAAGTACGGGTCGCGGTTATGACAGTGGCACTCGAAGTTGGCAAATGGGTGTTTACGGGCATTTCCGGCCTAGCTCAAGGTCTCATCGAGGGGCTTGCAGACGCACTGAGCGAAGAGCTAAAAACACAAGGAATGGCGAACCTCAAGACTCTGGAGGTTCCGGAGGCCACCATCCCTCAGAAAGCATGGTCTGTTTTCCTGGGTGCGCCGAAGGTGTTTGGTGCGGCCTTCGTCGAGTTCATCCAGCACTATCTCAACATCAAGAGTGGCAGCTTCGCGTCCGGCACTCCCTGGACAGGCTCCGGACCGCTGAACGAAGTTGCAGGCGTGGTCCACAAGCAAGAGGCGGTAATCCCGTACGCCGCGTTGAAGAAAGGGCCCGCAGGAGTGTTAGAATTCCTTGGCGTCCCTGGATTCCAAAGCGGCAAAGACCCTACGTGGGCTGGGGCCACTACATTGTCTACAAAGACCATCGGCGGCGTTACGGTGCCCTATGGCGCTAGTGTAACAGAAGAGTGGGTAGCTAATGCTCTGGAAGCCCTGGAGTCAATCAATGTCAGTCAGCAAGAAGTGTATGACACCATAGCCAAAGCAGTCCACGACGCTTTGTTGTCTGGCCAAGGAACATTGACAGACTTGTTGCACCAATTCAGAGCTAAAGACATTCTGCTTTATGGAGCGCGCTCAATAGCTGCGCAAAACATAGACCAGCGCACTGCAGAAGAACTGGCTCTCTACGTTAATGCGGCGGTAAAGCACGGGATACGGGCCGGGCAGGAAGCGGTATTGGGCGACCTGCCTTCTGATGCGAAATATGCTTTCGCACAACCTGGCGGGATAACTTACGGTAAGGATGAGTATGCCAATATCCCATGGCTGTGGGCGCATGAATATACCCATTTGCGTCAGTTTGAAGACTTCAACCCAAAAACCATTCGGCTGTCCTCGGATATACAGCACTTGATGCATGAAGCCTCGGGTTATGCAACCGAATGGGGATTGGCTAAGTTCGACTGGATGGAAGACGAAGCGTACGCAATCGGAGGATTCGTCCGATACCTGTTACAAGAGATATGGCGCAACAACAACCAACTCCAAGAACTCATCAAAGATACGAGCCTAAGCACATATCAACAACTGAAGACAATCCCTGAATGGGTGTATAGCTGGGTAGACGATGGATCATATGCAGATTGGCTTAGGCAACGAGGATTTGAATCGGGTTCACAGTTCACTGGCTGGGGACCTACTGATGAAGTCGCCGGAGTCGTACACAGACGCGAAGCGGTAATCCCGTGGAAGGCATTGCAGAAGGGCATACCAGGCGTCCTCGGATTTCTTGGCGTCCCTGGATTCCAAGCCGGACTCCCACAGAACATCTCAACAGGCAACACACAAATCGACGCAATGCTCGCAAGCACGGGCGGTTGGCTGGACTCTCTCGGCGAGGCTATGTCGTCCATCATCGACACTATTAAGACGGTGTTTGTGGACTTCTTCACGTGGCTCGGCGAATTGTTGGTGACCATCGCGAAGAGCTTCCTGAGCGAAGAGCAGTTCGCTGCGCTGGAGAACGCGTTCAACTCGTTGAAGGAGCGAGTGCAGGGTATCGCAGACGCGTGGAGCGGGAAGGAGACACCTTCTACCGCGGGCGGCATGGGCAATTTC